TAATACTATAATATGATGATGTCGGTAATCGCTCGCCGGTCAAATAAAACAATGTGGTTGTATATGTCCGATCTGGAAATTCCGGACGAACACCAATTCTAAATTTTGCAATTTCTGACGTCCTGTATTCGTCCTTTATATTTTTAATATAAGGTATATATGAATCTGTGCTAATCTCTGCAGATGCAGTACTTGCAAATGTTGTATCATTCCAAACAACTTCTAATTTAGGAACAAACATGGTATGAGTTTCACGACTAAAAAACTTTATAGAACCTAACGTATCACCCGATTTTTCATCGGTTTCCGGTCGTTTAACAAGGAATCCATAGTTAATAATATTACCTTTAACCCAATTATCTACAATATCAGTAACATTCATTCGAATATCTGGTACTTCATTTTTAAATGATTGAGAAGCAATGCCATAATCAGCCCGGAAAGACCCACCACCCATCGATGGTATTCCTATAGCCGGATAATCATTATCTGCGTTCCAAAAAGTTCTCTGTTGTTTAGAATTTTTATAAAACCATGATGCACCATCTGTTGTTTCTGGATCATCATTTGTATATCCTCGACCGTTATTCCAATTTTCAAAAACAGGATATGCTTCCAATGTATATTCTTGAATTAAATCTGTAGCATCAGATGATCGTAATGATAAGTATACTGATGCAGATCCTTCTGAATTACCTAATGTAGGAATTTGACCAGTCGTTATAGCTGTTGATAATGTGTCAATCTCAGATCCAAAATCTATTAAGATTCTAGAATTATATGTCACGTTTCGATACTTACCACCGACAATAGAACCAGATTGATTTTTAGTAAGTTCTAAAATCTGATCTATTCCAACGTTTCGTTCTCTAAATCGTTCTAACAATGATGTATCACGTTCAGCATAAAATAGTCTATACATTTAATTCCTTAAGGTTTTGTGACTTTACCACGAATATCGTTATTTGGGTATTTTATTTCAAATATACAAGGATCTAATGATGGATATAATATACTATTTCTTATCGCTCCTTGTACATTATATTTGTTATTTGAATATGAACCACCTGCTTTATTATATATATCTAAATTTATAACGCTTTGTACACCATCAACTTGGTCAAGTGCAACTGTCAATGCAGATATATCAATTGGTGCATTTATCTGCATACGGTCACATGATAACAATGTTCTTAATTTTGAAATACATGATAACAATACTTCATTACTATTATAATTAGGGCGAGTAGATATTTCAAAATTAATGGCTAAATTAATTATAAACGCTGTTTTAATATTAACCGCATCCGTTAACATACGGTATTGTGATATATAAGTTCTTATATTCTCTTTTAATGCCTGATTAGGTTCTACAAACAATTTGTTTGAATCATATGCTAATAAATATAAATTTAACGCATACGGATTATCAATTACATCTGATGGGTATGTAGTATCTTTTGTATTAATTTGACTATCACCTATAATATATGCTTTAGCGACAGACCCGTATCGTGATGGCATTGAATATACTCTTGTTATATAATCTTCACGTGTAATTGCTCTATTCTGAGCTGCAAATGCAGCCATAGCATTTTGTTTAATATTATCAATATTTTCCTTCGACTTTCCACCAATAGCCGGCTGAGGGTTAGTTACGGCGACTGAACTCTTCGAGTCAGATAAATCAACGTTTGTTGTTTCATTAATATATGAAATGTTCTTTATCTTTGTTATTGAATTAACACCAACATTTTCAGATATAGCACCACCTACCGTATAACGTACGGTTAACGTTGTATTAGATGGCGCAATACCATATGTACTAGTATATAAAAAATTCGCAGGATCAATTGAATCGGTAGTCGTACGCCTTAAGTAATCTAACCCAGATCCAACATTTCTAGGATTTGGAATAATTTCTTCATCATGATCAACTGATAATCCGGACCCGAATTGCAATTCTATTTGATTATCATCTCGCAATCTAGTAACAAACCTCCTAGGCGTTTTACGCAATTTTAATATATAAGGTACCGTAGATCTATGAATTGATATATCCGGATCATTAAATGGTATATTAGCTATATCTTCAAATATAGTATCTTGAGCTAAATAATCAACTTCATACCATTTATTACCAAGTGTATCAGTAACATCAATAATGTTTATTGTATTAGAGTCTGGTAATATAATCTTGTCATATGGCTTTGGTTCATTAAAATTAAATGTCAATGTTTTAATTTCGCCAGATTCAACCTCTACTTGTTTTTTTAATAAATACCTAGATATATTACCCGATGAATCAATTTCATATACAGATACGTCTGGGCTGTTATTAAAATCGATAGGATTAATCGTTCTAAATTTAACTCCTTCTTCACTTTCTAATTCTATATTAGAATCTATAGATAAAGCATAATTTAAATCAGGTCGGGCATTATCGCCAGATCCAGATGCAATTACTAATTGAAAAACATCTAACATTGTTTTAGCAGGAGAATTTAATTTTGGCTTATATCCAAATAATTGAGATAATGCTAATACATTTGAATTTTCTTGTGCAGAAGATAACATCGATTCTCGGAATGATTGATCGGTGTAATACGATAAAACATCACCAACATATGATGCCATCTCAATAAACATCATTCCAGGTGACGATTCATTGAAATCGTTATATGTATCTGGGAAGTAGTTTTTTGCAAAACTTATTAAATTTTGTCTGAATTGACTAAAATCTTTATTTAAATATTTTACATCTTTCTTAATTAAGTCTGACATATTTAATATCCTCCAGCCGTAGTTATATTAATTTGCTGTAATGTAGTATCTTGAATAATATTTGATACCTGTAAACTATTTTCAGATGCTATTACATTTATAACTAAATTTGATCCAATAGTTGTAATTTGAAAATGGATGGCAATAGTTAATTGATGCATATCTTTACTAGTCTCTAATTTTACATCGTTAATCGTTATATATGGTAACCAGTAATTTACATCCTTAGTTATTGATTTTTTTATAGCAGACCGTATATCCTGTACATTATTTTCAAATAATAAATTATATATATCAGTTCCAAAGTTTGGTTGCATAAATCGCTCACCTTTCTGCGTCAATATTAAATTTTTTAAATTTGAAATTACCTGTTCTTCTGTTGTATATGTGGATCCAAATACCATATTCCCTGACGTGCTATTCGAAGAGTAATCTGATGTAATAGATTGTGCCTTACTTGCCATATTGAAAGGTAAAGGTATTCCAATTGCAACATCTGGAGTCTCTGTACGGGGTTGATATCTATATACCGGCCTAGTCATTATTAATTATGCTTCTTTTTATTAATTGCTTTCATCAATGCAGAATAATCCTTTGTCATGGCATTAACTGTTGCAGCAACACCTTCTTTTTGCATATTCACAGCCTCGCCATTAATACCAGTAGTTGGAGCAATAGACGGCGATGTTTCTACTCCAAACGCATTTGCCATTTCAGATCGGAAATTCATTGTACTCCATTCTGCCATTTCAGGCGCAGCTGGCGTACCAGCTGTTTCATTTAATAAATCATTTAGCATTGAATTTTTTGTAAACTGTTTTTTTGGCCGCGGAGTTGTAATTTCATGAATTGGGGCATTATGGTTAATTACTTGCTCATTCAATACTTCGCGAACGGCACTTTGAACTTCTTCTTTAATAATTTTACGTAACAGTTTTACAAATGATTTTGAATTCATGATATTATCCTTTTTAATAAATATGTATTAAGTTAACAATTAGTTAACTAATTGTACCAGTACCAGTACCGGTTTGAGCGACTGCAGATCCAGCGGTAACGACACTTGTGGTAACAGTGCCAGACTTTACATATTTCTCTACTGCATTTGCTATACCTTTAGCAAATTCCATACGCGCCTTTTCTTTACTTTGTTCTTCTTTTTCAACTTTCTTTAATACATTAACAATGTCATTAATAAGTGATGGTTTATTTAACGGCATAATACTCCTTATTGTTTCATACTTTTTATTTCATTTAAAACTTTATTAAAATCGGCTACATTTATAGGAGGTCCAGATGGCCCAGTACCTGTTGTATGAGTCATTTTAGTTATAGCAGTTACCAATAGTTCTAATTGTGTTATAAGATTATCAATATCAACTGCCCAATTAGATGTTGCTAATTTGATATCCGTTTTTGAGGCTAATACTACTTCATCTTGCCGGGCATTAAATATTAAACGATTGGATGAAATAATGACCTGCGAATCAGTATACGATGATAACGGTTTAACATCAGAACCTATATTGTCTTGAGAAAAATTTAAATTATTTATTTTTTGGGTAGAAGATAAGTAAATTAAACTAGAATCTTTATCTGGATTTTCAATTGTATAATATCCTGACTGTTTAGTA